CCCTCACGCGAGTTATGCCTAAGTCATTGATTCCACACCCCTTACACACGCCCACGAAACGTGAGCGGCGTGGGGGGTGGAACCGCAACGCACCCGTCAAAGGCACGGCACAACAGAAGCCCGCCGCCGCACAGGATCCGATCGCGTTTATTAACCGGCTGACGCACACGAAAGGCAGCTTCGCGGGGCAACCCTTCAACTTGCGCCCCTGGCAAGTGCGGATTCTGAAGAAGCTGTTCAAGAAGCGGCGGGATGGGCTGCGGCAGTATCGAACGTGTTTACTCATGCTGCCGCGGAAGAATGGGAAGAGTGAGCTCGCTGCCGCGATTGCGTTGTATGGCTTACTGGCGGATGGGGAAGCCGGGGCCGAAGTCTACAGTGCCGCGGCGGATAAGGATCAAGCGGGGATCGTGTTCGGGGTGGCCGCGCAGATGATCCGCAACGATCCCGTGCTCTCGCAAAGCTGCTACATCGTGGATTCGCAGAAGCGTATTGAGCACCAGTCGAGTGCGAGCTTCTATCGAGCGATCAGTGCGGAAGCCTACAGCAAGCATGGTTACAATTCCGCAATCGTGGTGTATGACGAACTCCATGCGGCGGGCAGCGATCGACGGCTCTACGATGTGCTGTCCACGTCCATGGGTGGCCGCACGCAACCGTTATTCTTGGTGATCTCCACGGCGGGCTTTGATAAGCATTCGATTCTGTGGGAGCTCTACACGCACGCGAAGAAGGTGCAGGAGAATCCCGCGCTCGATCCGTCCTTCCTGCCGATTCTGTATGAAGCCCCACCCGATGCCGATTGGACATCGGAGAAAGTGTGGAAGAAAGCCAATCCCGCGTTAGGCGATTTCCGCAGTCTCGAAGATATCCAGATTGCGGCGAAGCGGGCGAAAGAGATCCCCGCGCAAGAAAACAATTTCCGCAGACTGTTTTTGAATCAGTGGACGGAGCAGGATACGCGGTGGTTATCACTGGCCGCATGGGATGCGTGTAAGAGCGAAATCGATTGGGAGACGTTTACGGGGAAGCGCTGTTATCTCGGGCTGGATTTGAGTCGCACCACCGACTTAACCGCGGTGGTAGCCGTGTTCCCCGATGCGATGGGCCCGGGCTTCGCGGTGCTGCCGCACTTCTTCGTGCCCGCGGATCGGATCCCCGAGCGGGTGACACGCGATCGGGTGCCATATGACGAATGGGCGCGGCGGGGGAGTCTCACCGCGTGCCCGGGCCCTGCGGTGAATCAGCAGCAAGTGCGGCAGTATGTGAACGAACTGTGCGAACGGTTTGATGTGCGGATGGTGGCGTATGACCCTTACAATGCCGTCGAATTGATCCGCCAGTTAGAGCAAGAAGATGCAGTGCCGTGCGTGAAGGTGCGCCAAGTGAAAGCGGCGTTATCCTCTCCGTCAAAAGCTCTTGAGCACGCGGTGCTGACGGGCACCTTACGCCATGATGGACACCCCGTCTTACGGTGGAATGTCGGGAACGTGGCGATCGAGATTGATGCGGCGGGGAATATTCAGCCGAGCAAAGCGAAATCGACGGAGCGCATTGACGGGATCTCGGCGCTGGTGACGGCGCTGGATGCCATGGAGCGGAACGATCACACGCCCACACCAAGCTATTCACTCGAAGTCTGGGGGTAGCCATGCCACGCCGGAGAGGACGCCCACCCGTGGATCCCGCGGGCCGCTCGGTGACACTCTCGATCACCCTTACCCAGCAGGATTTCGATCGGTATTGCGTGCAGGCGGTGCGGGCGGCGGTGAGTGTGCCCGAGATTATCCGCCGCGAACTGGAGAATAAAAAATTGAATAATCGCCAATCGCCCTAAGCCCCCCGATACTCCATGCGGTGCTCACCCACGCGCATGCGGTGCTTCACGTCAAATCGGTAGACACCGACACCCGCACGATCACGGGGATCGCCACCACGCCCACCCCCGATCGGCAGGGGCACGTCTTCGAGCCCTTAGGCGCCAGTTACACGAATCCGCTGCCCTTACTCCTACACCACGATACGAAGTTGCCCGTGGGGCGGGTGACGTTACAGCGGGCCACGGCCGCGGGGATCGCATTCACCGCGACACTGCCGCACATTACCGAGCCCGGGCCCTTGCAGAGTCGCGTGGATGAAGCGTGGCAGAGCATCAAAGCCGGGATCCTGATGGGTGTCTCGGTGGGCTTCCGCATTCTCGAAGCCGTGCCCGGGCGCAAGGGCAGTGAGACCTTCCACCTCACGCAAACCGAAATCTGTGAATTAAGCCTTGTGACGGTGCCCGCGAATATGGATTGCACCATTCACACGGTGAAAAGTTTGGATGCCCCGTATATGGCCGCGCTTGGCCCGCGTAACCCGCTCCGCGATAGGGGCACGCCCACAAGGCACAAGACCATGACATTGCAAGAGAAGATTTCCGACTTTCAAAACGCCCGAGCCGCGAAGGTGGCCCGCATGGCGGCGATCGTGGACACCGCGGGGCCTGATACAACACTGGAAGAGCCGCAGCGGGAGGAATACGACGGGCTCTCCCTCGACGTGAAGTCGATCGATGCGGATCTCGTGCGCTTTCACGAGCTCGAACGGGTGAATGTCACCACGGCCACGCGGGTGGAGGGCAACGGCACGAAAGCCGCGGGCGATGTGCGCTCCCCGTATTCTGTCGTCAGCGTGAAAGACAACGCGCCGAAGGGGCAGGCGTGGATCCGCTCGGTGATGGTGCAAGTGCAGGCGAAGGGCGATTCGTTCCGAGCGATGGAGCTCGCGAAGCAATACCGCGATCCCAACGTAGACTTGCTCGTGAAAGCCGCGGTGGCTCCGGGCACCACGCTGGATCCCGCATGGGCGCAAGCGCTGGTGCAGATCAACGCGCTCACGGGCGAATTTATCGAGATGTCACGCCCCGCCACGATACTGGGGAAGATCTCCGGGCTCACTAAGGTGCCGTTCAACACACAGGTGCCGATTCAGACAGGCGGTGGCACCTACAAGTGGGTTGGGCAGGCAAAAGCCAAGCCCGTGGGCAAGCTCACCTTCGGCACGGCCACGCTCGGCATGGCGAAAGCCGCGGGGATCATCGTGCTGACGGAAGAGCTCATCAAAACATCCAATCCCAACGCGGAAGACATCGTGCGGCGGGATATGGTGGCGGGGATCGCGCAATTTCTCGACCAGCAATTCACCGATCCCACCGTGGCGGAAGTGGCGCAAACTTCTCCCGCATCGATCACCAACGGGGCCACGACGGCGGCTTCCGTGGACACGCCCAAAGGGGATCTCGGGCTCATCATCGGGCACTTCACCGCGCAGAATGTGACGTTGAATCAGCTCACGATCATCATGTCGCAGACCAATGCGTATGCCATGGGGCTCGCGACAAATGCTCTTGGGGTGCCGATGTATCCGGGTGTGGGGGTGAATGGCGGGAGCACCAACGGGCTCACGATCATTGCGTCCAACGTCGTGGGCACCAACGTGATCGCCTTGGCCCCTGAATACATTCTCTACGCGGATGACGGCGGAGTCGCGATCGATGTGAGCCGGGAAGCCACGCTCCAAATGAACGATACGCCCACGAGCCCCACCGATGCCACGGTGGTCTGGACGAATATGTTTCAGGACAACTTGGTGGCGCTCAGAGCGGAGCGGTTCATCAACTGGAAGCGGGCCGCGGCCAATGCGGTCTACTACCTCACGGGTGCGGTGTATCCCATCTAACGCCCATGCTGTTACGGGTGGGCCGTTACGAGCTCAGTCTAAAAGCCTTCCGGGCCCCGCTCACCCGAGCGGGATCCGGGGGGTGGTTCCCGATCGTGCGGGAGCCCTTCACGGGCGCGTGGCAGCAGAATCAGGAGGTCCCGGGCACCACCGCGCTCAGTAATCCCACGGTGTTCGCGTGCGTCACCCTGATCGCGGCGGATGTGGCCAAGCTGCATTTGCGGCTGGTGGAAATCGACGACGAAGGGATCTGGACGGAAACCAGTAACCCCGCGTATTCGCCAGTCCTACGGAAGCCGAATCGCTATCAGACGGTCGTGAAATTTATCGAGCAGTGGATCACGTCCAAGCTCGTGCATGGCAACACCTACGTCTTGAAGGAACGCGATCAGCGGGGCGTGGTGAAAGCCCTGTATGTGCTGGATCCCACCCGCGTGGTGCCGCTCGTCACGCAAGACGGCGCGGTGTATTACGAGCTCCGCCGCGATGATCTCTCGGGCATCGGGGGTGTGTCAGGACAGGTCACGGTGCCCGCAAGCGAAATCATTCACGACATCATGATCCCGCTGTTCCATCCGCTGATGGGCGTGTCTCCGCTGTATGCGTGCGGGGCCACGGCGCTGCATGGGCTGACGATGCAGTCACAAAGCACGAAATTCTTCGCACAGGGGGCCCGCCCCAGCGGGATCCTGACGGCACCCGGAGAAATCCCACGTGACAAAGCGATCGAATTGAAAGAGCGCTGGAATACCGAATTCAGTGGCGAGAATGCGGGCAAGGTGGCGGTGCTCGGCAACGATCTGAAATACGAAGCGCTGATGTCCAATGCCGTCGATTCCGAACTGATCAAACAGTTGGATTGGACGGCAGAAACGATCTGTAGCTGCTACCACGTGCCCCCGTTCAAGGTGGGCGTGGGCGATGCCCCGCCCTATAACAACGTGGAGCCGATGAACCAGCAGTATTACAGCGATTGCATTCAAAGCCTGCTGGTGTCCTTCGAAACGGTGCTGGATGAAGGGCTGGGGCTGGAGGGCACACCCTACGGCACGGAATTCGATGTGGATGATCTGATCTGGCTGGACACCGTCACCCGCACGAAGGCGGCCGCGGATGCGATCGGCTCGGGCGCCATGGCCCCGAACGAAGCCCGCAAGAAATGGTTTGGCTTGGGCTCGGTGCCCGGGGGCGATTCCCCGATGGCACAGCAGCAGTATTACAGCTTGGCCGCGCTCGCCCAGCGGGATCGCGATCAGCCCTTCTCGAAGCCCGCGCCAGCACCCCCAGCCCTGCCGCCAGCACCCGAAGCGGATGCGGATGACGGGGAGAAAGCCTTCACGGCGTTTAGTCTCGCCCTCTTGCGGAAGGATTGGAGCGCGGATGCCCTTTGATGCGCCCGCCCTCGCTGACGTGGTGGAGACGGTGATCAAGACGGCGCTGGCCCCCGTGGTGGCCCGCGTGAAGGCACTGGAGCACACGGGCATGGATGCGGACGCCGTGGTGGAATTGATCGCCACACTGCGGGAACGGATCGCCCGCCTTGAAGCGGTGCCCACGCAGCCCGGGCCGCAAGGGCCCCCGGGGCTCGATGGCTTGGGCTTCGATGCTTACACGGTGGACTATGACGGGGAGCGCACCTTCACGCACAAGTGGAGCTCCGGCGAGTGCTCGAAAGAGATCACCTTCCGCACCCCGATCGCGATTTACCGTGGCGTGTATCTCGACGGCAAAGTGTATGAACGCGGGGATCTCGTGACGCTCCGCGGTTCCGTCTATCACTGCGATGTGGACACCACGAGCCGTCCGGGTGATGGGAAGGATTGGACGCTGGCGGTGAAAAGCGGGAAGGACAGCAAAGCCCCATGGCCGCGGTGATTACCCTCGCAGAAGCGAAACGGCAATTGAAGATCCGCGATACGGATCACGATCTCGAAGTGCAAGCCGCGCTCACGGATGCGGATGCGGTGATCCGGGCGTATCTGAACGACATGAACGACGAAGCGTGGACAGACACCACCGCGCCCGCCCCCGTGAAGCGGGCCACGCTGTTGCTGACCTCGCAGTTGTATGACAACCCGGGCGATGCGGGCATGGCGGAATACGAAGAGACATGGAGCGCGATTCGCAGCGTGTTGGCATCCTGGGGCCGCACCCCTACGCTGGCGTAATGGCGATCGGATCGTATCGGCACGTCGTGACGGTGCAGGATCCCACGGCGCTGATGCCTGATGGCGAAGGCGGGTGGACGGAAGGGTGGGCGGATCTCGATCCGGCGAAGTGGGATGTGAGCATCATTCGGGCCACAGCTCGGGATCTCGAACGGGTGGGGGCGGGCACGATATTAACGACGGCCACGCACGTGATCGAGGGCCGCTATCGCGAGGATGTGAGTCTCACCACCCGCCTGCTGTTTGAAGGGCGGGTCTTCGCGATCACGGGGATCGATAACGTGGAAGAGCGAGACATCACGCTGCGGTTAATCGCTGAGGAGCAAATCTAATGGCCAATAACCGCATGACGATCGAAGGCTTGGACGAATTCACGCAACTGCCGCGGCACTTGCGGGAACTGTCGGATCCGATCGTGCGCTCGCATGCGGAACGGGCTTACAACGATGTGCGGAGCTCCTACAAGGTGATCACGGGCACGCTGCGGGATGGCGTGGTGATGAATGCCCTGGCCACGGGCGATCCCTACACCACCGCGTATGTGGTGGCGTCCACCGCGGTCTATGCCCCCGCGTATGAATTCGGCAGGCAGACGGACAAAGCCCGCCGTGGGCGTCCCACGTTTCTGCCGATTACGCAGCGGGAACAGTCCGCGAAATCTCGGGCCGTGGCCGCGATGCTGCGGGAACAGGGCTTCGTGGTGACGGGTGAGGATGCCTAGTGCATGCGGATCTGAGCGCGATCGATGCGGCGATCTATAACGCGCTCGCGAGTGATTCCGCGCTCCGGGCCCTCATGCCCGATGGCGTGTTTTGGGATATCGCCCCGGGGGCCGATCACTTCGTGCTGATCGCCCGCAGTGACGGCGAGCACATGAATGCCCTGGCGGGTGAGGATGGGTGGGATCGCGTCACGTATACGGTGCAAGCCGTCGATCGCGATGCCAGCGTGGTGGACGTGAATGATGCGGCATTTCGGATCCACGAGCTCTTGCACTATGGCTTGCAGGATGTGACGGCGGGCAATTACACGGTGATGCATATCGAGCGGGTGTTACCGATTCGCTACATGGAAGTCGATCCGCAGAATACCGCTGCACGGTGGCAGCACCACGGTGGCCAGTATCAAGTGATGGTGTGCCCGTCTACGCGGGCCTAAGGGGGAGCGCATGGCAGCGACATTACGACGGCACGGATCGAAGGGCGATGTGCTGATGGATCCCACGGGCGGATCCTCGGCGGTGCACGTGGCGAGTTTGAACGGCTGGACGGCGGATTTCAGCAGAGAGGCGGTAGACGTTACCGCATTCCTAGACACCACGAAGGTATTCCTACAGGGCACCATGACGGCGCAAGGGACCGTCAAGGGCTGGTGGGAAGCGATCGGGAGCAAGATTCTGTTTGATGCCGCCTTCGGGGATGTCGCGGTGTTCCTGAAGTTAGTGCCCTCGACGTTAGACACGGGCGTGGCGTTTTCCGGGCCTGCGAATCTCTCCATGTCCATTGAAGTGGCTGTGGATGGTGCGGTGACGGTGAACGGCACGTGGTCAGGGGCGGGCCCCTGGAGTCTCGGCACGGGCATCGTGGCCACGGGGGCCACGGCAGGCACCCCGGGCACGTTCACGCCCGCGGGGGCGGATACGCCCGCGAATCTCGCCGCGATGACGGGCAAGACGGCGAATCCCGCCACAGCGTGGACGACGGGCCAGCATGTGGTGCTCGGGGATGCCAGCAAAGCCTATTGGAATGCCACCGCGTGGGTGGCGGGGCAAGCCGCATAACCGATGCTGCGGGGCACCGTGGCCGCGGTGAAATGGCATTACTACACCGCCGCGGCAGTCAACGGCTACACCGTCACCCGCACCGCGGGCGTGATCACGCTGGTGGCCACAGTGGTGATGCGGGATCCGTTCAAGCTGTCCATGCGCCCGCTGATCTTTGAAGCCCCGCATAAGGCGGGCTCGTGGAAGTGGCCGATCGTCACTTACACCCTTGCGGAGAACGGGCGACTCACCGCCACGCTGGGGCCGGAAATTCTCGATAAGGTGGAACTGGGGCCACCGAAAGATCTATGTCTCGATTTCTCAAACCCGAAATCGTAAGGATCAATCTCACAGGCGGGGATTGGATCACGATCAAGAAGCAGTTGACCGCAGGGGAACAGCGGCGGGTGTTTGCCCGCAGCACCAAGGGGGCCCGGGCGGGGCAACCGATCGATATCGATCTAGAAACCGCGGGGGTGTCCAATGTCGTGGAGTATCTGATCGACTGGAGCTTCACCGATCACGCGGGGCACCCCGTGCCCATTAAGGACATGCCCGCGGAATATGTCATGGCCACGCTGAACAGTCTCGATAGTGATTCCTTCAACGAGATCCAGCAGGCCATTACGGATCATGAAGCCGCGCTAGCAGAGGAAAAAAAACTTCAGGCTACCGCGAGCGGATCGTGAGTGATCTGCGGATCTGCCGCGTGATGCGCTGGACATATGGCGATGTCCTGGCGCTCCCGCACGATGTGTATGAAATTCTGATCGCGGAACTCTCGAAGGATGCCAGCGAGCTGATCTAATGGCCCTCACTGCCAAATTCATAGCCGACTTCACGAGCTTTTACGATGCGGTGCAAAAAGCCACCGTGAAGGTGCGGGATCTCCACGATGAAGCCAATAAGGCCACGGGTGGCTTCAATAAGATGGTGGATTCCCTCTCCGGCGACAAGCTGCGCCAGCAAGCCACGCTTATGGTGCGAGCCGTGGAGGAAGTCGGCGGGGCGTCCAAGCTCACCGATGCGGAGATGAAACGCATCAACGCGACGATGACGGAAACGATCGCGAAGATGCAAAAGATGGGGATCGAAGCCCCGAAGAGCTTTACCGATCTGCAAAAAGCCACGGAAGGCGCGAATAAAGCCACGTTCGATTGGAAGTCCACGCTGATGAGTGCCGCGGGGGTGGTGGGCGTGGCCTTCTCCGCCAATGCGCTGAAGAATTTTGCCCTGGACGTGATCGCGACGGCGGGCACGATAGGCGACATGGCGGAGAAGTTGGGGATCTCCGCGGAAGCGGTGCAGCGCTTTAGCTACGCAGCGGAACAGAGCGGGGCCACGATCGAAACGGTGGACAGCGCGATCAAGAAGATGAACGCGAACCTGTCCGAAGGCAGCAAGAGCACGAAGGAAGCCCTGCACGCGGCGGGGCTGGAATTCGATGCCATTCGGAAGATGGCCCCCGAGCAAGCGTTTACCGCGATCGGGGATGCGATTGCCCGGATCCCTGATCCGATGACGCGATCGCAAGTGGCCTTAGAGCTCTTCGGTAAAGCGGGGCAAGAATTACTCCCCACGTTTCTGGCAGGGATTAAGGCGATTGGCGATGAAACAGTGGTGATGACGGATGACACCATTGCCCGCCTAAAAGCTGCCGAAGACATGTGGCGGAAAGCGTTTAACACCGTGAAGGTGTATGGCGCGGAAGCCATCGCCGTGCTGTTCCAAGTGGGCGAAGCATGGCAACGCAACGCGAAGCTCTTCGCAGAAGCGGCGAATCCGATTGTCGCGATCCGCAAAGGGATCCGTGAAATGGATTTAACCGCGAATGCCGCAGCACAATCCGCATCCGACTTAGGCGCGATGGTGGCCACGATCCCCGCCCCCGCCATGGCCACCGCTGCGGCCCTGAAGCCCGTGGGGATGAATGCGGCACAAGCCGCAGCCACGATCGATGTGATGAATGCGTCACTGACGAAAACCACGCCCGCGATGCTCGCCGCGGCGGAAGCGGCGAGACGGTGGGAAGTGGTGATCGAGCGGGATCGGCATGAAGCGTATCTGCTCGGGGAATCCGCCGTGGCCGCATCGCAGAACGTGGCGGGCTTCACGATCCGCATGAGTGAAGCCGTGCAGATTAATCGCGATTTCTCCACGGTGCTCACGGAATCCACGATCAAGGCGGATAGCTTCGGGCATGTGCTCACGTCAAATGTGATGCCCTCATTGCAGGGGATCGGGAACGCCACGCACCAAGCGGGGCTTAGGGCGCAAGAATCCGCCAGCCGTCAAGAGATCCTGAACAACCGCATGGATGATGTCACCAGCATCCTGGGCGGGATTCAGACGCAGTGGGCACAGATGGCCGTGGTGGCCTCTCGATCGATCCAAGGGATCACCAACGATCTGATCTCGGGGAATTGGGTGGGGGCGATCGTCAAAGCGAGTGCGGCCCTTGGGGGCTTCATTGCCAAGCTGTTTAGTGCGTCCGAAGAATCCAAAAAAGTCAGCCCGATGCGGGATGAATTCTTCCGCCTGCAAGGGGGCTTGGAACGGCTGAATCCGCGGGTGCAGGAGCTCGAAGGCAATCTCTCTGCCGTGCAAGCGGTGTTTGACGCCAAGACGGTGCAGCAATATGACGCCGCGGTGGCGAATCTGAATCGCATTCTGGAGAAGGATAAAACCGCGCTCGATAACGCGACGGATGCGGCGGATGAGTATGCCGCGACGATCAAGAAGATTCCCAGCAAGGTGCCGATCGAATTCCGCTACTCCACGAGCGGGAACAAGCCGAGTGAAGCGGGGGATGTGCCCGGATTCCAAGGGGGCACGGGTGGCAAGTTTGTGAACTTCGGCGCGGGCACCCTCGCGATGCTGCACGGGAAAGAAGCGATCGTGCCGGAATCCGCGGTGGCGAAAGCCACAGGCGGGGGCGCTGCGCTCGGGGGCAGTGTCACGATCAATGTGAATGCCCAAGGGGCCTTCTTCGATACCCCCGGGGATCTGCAACGGCTGGCGGCAAAAGTGAATGATGCGTTAACCGCAAAGTATGGCCTCACCAATCGCAACCGCGCTGCATGACGGACCCGTCGATCAGCCGGGGGAACAGGCATATCTCTATGCGCGATCGGGGATCGCCCGTTCCGCCACCACGCGATCCAACTATGTCGCGGTGCAAGTGGGGATTGATTGGATCGTGCGGGATACCGCGGGCAACATTATCAGCACCACCGATCTGAGCGGGAGTGTGCTGATGCACACACTTCACGTGTCGCAGGCCATCAACGATGAGCCCGATACGTGCAGCTTCACGCTCCGCCCGCAGGATCCGCCCGCGGCAATCCCGCAAGTCGGGCAGGAGATCCGCATCACCTGGGCTCCGGGCGGGCCCCCGATCTTCCACGGGTATATCGTGACCGCGCAACGCGATTGGCGGCTCGCGAATCTACAACCCCCGTGGGTGGCGATCCACTGCCAAGATCCCATGTGGCGCTTCGATGCGCGTTTGGTTAATTATCGGTTCCCCGCGCAATCGGTGACGGCCTCGATCGCGTTTCTCGTGAAATGGTTTTGTAATACCAGCATTCTGGATACCTTCGGGGTCCCCGTGCCCTCAGCGTTCGATTTTCACACCACGTTTGTGGAAGCGGGGATGCCGTCACTCCCAGCCTTTGACGTGGTTAATCAGCGGCCATCCACGGTGATGCGAACATTACTCGCGGCGGTGAATGGGGGGTTTTATCTGGAGGGCTTTGAAGTGCATGCCTGGGCGAATAGTCTGAGCGAGCCGCGGCAAAGTAACCCCGTGCCCCTCACCGTGGGCCTCAAAACCTTGCACACGTTTCGGCACACGACGGATGCCACGCAAGTGCGGCGACGGGTGCTCGTCGAAGGACGCCGCACCGCCATTACGATGGCGTTACCCGCCGTGGCGGATCAATCGCCAGCGATCCTCGGCGTGCCCGTGCAGGATGCCACCATGTTTCCCACGGGCTTGCCTGATGGCGTGAGCACACTGGCCCGGTTGGGCACGCAATGGGTGCGGATCCAAGATCCGAATAGTGTGACCGCGAACGGGGCGAATCCGCCGCAAACGAAAACCCAAGCCGCGTTCACCGTGGGGCAGTTGGGCATGTCACTGACCGCCATGCCGATCACCCCCCCCGCCACAGGGTGGATCCGCATCGGCAATCAGTATGCGTATTACAAAGCGTGGCAGGGCACCCATACGGCGGATGGGTGGCAAATCTTCTTTTTCACGCCCGCGGATGTGGGGGGCCCGTTACCGTATGGTGTCTTTACCGTGCCGATCGCGGCGGGTGAAATCGTCGAATGGGTAGATGCGGTCACCAATCTACAGCCCCACGGACTCACATGGCCGCTGCAATTCCCCAATCCCGCCCCCGGGGATGTGACGATCCGGGCGCATGTGACCGAAACCCCGATGGTCACGATCGCGGTGGCAGCGACCGCACACGATCAGTGGCCCCCGCTGGAAGGCTTCGTGCAGGATGGCCGCTACAGCTACGCTGGAGCGCAAGCGCGGGCGGATGCGGATCTGGCGGCATTCAAGGATCCACTGATCACGGTGGAATGGGACACGGATGATCTCAACGCGATCCCCGGGCGGGCGCAAGCGATGGCGCTGGCGAGTGACACGATCGATCCCGCGATTACAACGACGGTGACGATCCTGCGGGTGGATTTGAGCTTTCCGCTTCGCACACTGCCCCCCCGCCGATCGTGTGCCGGGGGCACGGTGAAGCCGAGCTCGTTTATGGATCTCGTGGTCACGACACAAAACTAAGGACGTTTCTATGCCGATCACCCGCAGCGTGTGGATCGATGATGACGGCTCAGGCACCACGGGCACGGTGCTAAACAATAGCGAGCTCCAAAAAATTTATAACAATATCGACGGACAAATCACGATGGGGGATTGGGTGCCCGTTGATGCGAGTGGGGCGGGGCTGGTGTTCAATGTCCTCGGATCGCGCTACTGGCAATTCGATAAACTGGTGATGATCGATACGGTGTTCGTCTATCCCGCCACGGCGAATAGTGCCACCGCGGCGATTGGCGGATTGCCGTTTCCCAATGGGCAGACATATGGCGGCTTCTACTCCGCGAATGCGGCGGTGAACTTGACGTATTTGGTCAATCCGGGCGCATCGGTGTTTACGCCCCAAAAAATTGTGGCCGCTGCGAGCTTCACGAATGCGGAACTCAGCGGGGTGGGGCTCACGATCGTGGGCGTCTATCTGCGAGCATAAGGAGTTCTATGGCCGCACCATTTCCGCCACAAGGGCAGCAGCAGCCGCACACCGAACGCCCGCTGAAAGTCTACGGCGAGCAATACGTGCCGCCGGGGCTCCCCGTGGGCGCGGTGATCGATCCGGTCGGGGGGGGTGGCTTGCCGATCTTCTCGGATGGGCAACCCCGCGTGCTGACACCCGCGGGCTGGGTGGTCTTGCATGCCACCGAGTGGGTGATCAGTAGTCGGTTTACCGGGCAGCCACAAGAGGTGATCAGCGCGGAAGAATTCGCGGAACGCTTCGGGCCTGGTGGGGGCGCACCATTACCCGCAGAAGGGAGCACCACGTGATCACGTTTCTGTTCCTGCTGATCATCCTGGGGTGTGCGTTGTATCTCGTGGAGACGTATATCCCCATGGCGGCACCCATTCGGATCGTGATCCGGGTGGTGGTGATCCTGCTGCTGCTGTGGTATCTCCTCAGCCTGTTCGGACTCGCACCGACGCCCCCGCGGTAGGCATGCGACGATGACGTATGGATCCCGTGGTGCTGGATCTGGTCTGCGAAGCCATTGCAGGCGGCTTGTGTGAAACCGATCGCGATTTGCGTGAACTGCTGCGGGCCCTGGAGCGGCTCACCGCCAGCGAGCCCCGAGCGGTGCCCGTGGTGAAACCCCGCACACCCAAGGCGGGGGTCGTGCTTGGGGGTTTCCCGCAGTTTAGGAAATGAAGCCCTACTACGATCACGGTAGGCTTCGGGAACCGACAAAAGCTGTCGAAAACCTGACCCCCGCCTAAAAGACGGCGGGGCTCAAAAACGGGAATAGATCGGGAATGGAAATCCCCGTTTACCCCCTTTATTCCCGTTTTTCTCCTTCGCTGTTCCCGTTTTTCCAAGCCCTCGAATTGAGGGATTTACTAGGGAAAAAGGGGATAAAGGGTGGTGGGCGCTGTGGGAATCGAACCCACCGCTTTCGCCGTGTGAAGGCGTCGAACTTCAGCCGACTATGCTAGGGATTATGAGGATTTGGAGAGAAAACGGGAACAATACGGGAATGGCTCTGCAAGGCACCTAATAGGCCCGCCACGCGACGATCGCCCCCGGGGTGGGGGTTAGCTATCACTTTTGCCACCGTGCCTTCATGGCGTGATAGGCGCGTTCCCCGAGCACCCGGAACGGCCACGTAAAGAGCTCATACAGCACCGCCAGCCCGATGATCTGCCACGTGGTCACTTGCCCATGCTCCTGCGGAGCCGGTCGATCGGGCTCTCCTCAGTTTCCGTGGCCCCGCCCTGCACGCTGATCGTAATTTCCTTTCCAGCCGTGGGGGCATACTCCCAATAGCCCGTGGTGGGATTGGGCGTGCGATGCACGCCACGCTTCATGGCAATCGCCACTGTCGGATCGCGCAAGAGCTTTTCAAGCTCGATCAGGATTTCGCGGATCATGGCTTCTTCCATCACTTCGCCACCCCGTGCAGCTTCTCGATCGCCGCTCGCATTTCGTCCTGCGTGACTTCGTTGTATTCCCGCAGCAGCATGTCCGAATCCTTCCAGCCCCCGATGGCCTGCACCACGGAGACAATATCCGAGCTCGTGCCCGTGCGAAGGAGCCGGATCGCCCCCGTGCGGCGGGTGCTCCAGTGGAACGTATTCCCGCCCACCTTCTTGCCCCACGGCACCTTCACCCGAGCGGCCACGCGGCGGCACAGCGTGAGATACGCATGGGTGCGGAGGGCTTCGGACTCCGCGGGATCGTCTGCCGTCGCCGTGCGGCGATGGGGGAACAGGAACGCACTGTAGTTGTTATCGGGCAAGGCGGCGATGCCTTCGCGCACCCGCGGGGAGAGGGGGATATCAATCTCCACCCCATTCTTCGGATCGAGGGCCCGCAGGGCACCCCGCTCCACGTCTACCTTCCGCAGGTCGATCACGTCCGAGAGTCGCAGCAGCGAATCCACGGCGATCATGAAGACAAGGGCATCCGCGGGATTCTGAAAGCCCGCCAGCATCTTGGCTTCTTCTTCTTTCGACATGACGCGCTTTTGTCGCACGATGATCTTCTGTGACGTGCCCAAGCCCCCCACCCCCGCGATCGGGCTGGCGGTGAGATACTTCGGCACCGCGGCTTTGAGAATCGACTTCAGCAGATTGATCTCCCGCTTCACCGTGGCCGCGCTCGGGGGCGGGATCACCCGCCGTGGGCCCTTCGTGCCCCCGAACCGCTCCACGATCGTGGGCGTGGTCAGCCGCTGCGCCCGCCATGCCAGCACCACATCGCGATCGATTTCCGTTAACAGCAACGCCCCGAATGCGGCCCTGAGCCGCGGCAGGATCTGCCGTTCCCGCACCCGCCCCTTGTGCGTGGCGATGTGATCGCGATCGTAGATCGTCACCCATGCGTCAAACGTGATCGGCTGGATCGTGGCCCGATGCACGCCATTGGCGAGTTCCAGCATGCGCTTGTGGTAGAGCGCATCCGCGATCGTCTTGCTGTCCTTCTTCTCGTGGCGGGTGGTGCCGATGCGGATCTTGGTGTTTTCCTTCTGCTTGGTGGGCTCAAGAAACAACCAGTAGTAGGGCGAGTCGGGGCGGGTGTAGACACTCATGGATCGTTCGTTTCTAGAAGATCCACCGCGTGTCTCTGATCGCGGCGGCAATGTCGCGGAGCGGAGCTTCGAGCGGGTGCGGCTTCGGGGGCTTCGGCCACAGCTTCTCGCGGATGCTTAAGAAGCTCAGCACCGCTCCCATGGTCATGCCGATGCCGCTAAGAAAGCTCAGCGGCTCCATAGGGCATACGTCAAATAGGCAAGCACCAGCGTGACGAAGATCTGCAACGCGATCCCCAGCCATGTTTGCGCGAAGGGTTCGTTTCTCAATTCAGGCTCCTATCAGAAAACACAGCAAGACAAAGTGGGCACGGCTGGCGATCGTGGCACGGGCCGAGAGCTCCGCTCGCTCTCGCAGATCCGCAGCGAGATGGGCGACAAACGCGAGCGCAGACGGATCGAGATCCTTCAGGATGCGGGCATCACGCACAAGGCGACGTTCCAGCGAGATTGTGGCCTTCGCTGGGGTGGGCTTGGGAACGACGACGAACGGCAGGAGTGTAGACGCCATTGTGTGGTGTGCCCCCTATTTCGCTCGACGGGTGGGTGTAGTCCGGGGTTTAGTCCGGGTGTGCGGAGACGTGGGGATCGGGTGCTGGGAATAGACCGTCACCCCTTCACGAAGCAGTGCCACGTAGGGCGGATCAATCAGCATCCGCTTCCAGATGTCTTCAATCAAGCGGGAGCAGGTGCGGGGCCACGTAGAGCCAGCGATCGAGCTCGGCCACCCGCTCGGGGGGGAGCGTGGCGAGCCGGAGCACCAGCTTACTGATGGCTTCTTCCGCAGCCGGATTCGAGAGCAGGACTTCGACGGCTTGGCGGGGGAGCCGCTTGGCCCGCATGTAGCCCCGCCCCACTTCGAGGTGCTCTTCATTCAGATCCGCGATCCGCGGATCCGTGGGCGCGATTTCGTCCGAGCGTAAGAGCTTGCGGATCGACGTGCCGAAGATCCCCGCGTATTTTTCGATGTTGCTGTCTTTCACCGCATGCCGCTGGCGATTCACTTCGATCGCTTGCAGCGTGCCCACGCTGATGCCTGCCTTCTCCGCCGCAGGAATCTGATCGAGCCCGCGCTCTACCCGCAGGGCTTTGAGCTTGCGCCCGATGCGTTCACGCTCTGCATCGGTCATACGCCAATTCTGTGGCGCTTCGGCAGGCTGGTCAACGCTAACTAGTTCCATACGCAACGTCTTATCGAACCTCGCTACAGAGTGTAAATCATGGGTTGACAAGACGCAAGTCCTTCGTTACCATACCGAAATTACTTGATCATGATCAACAAGTCTGGCGTTACACTTCGCGCTGTGGCGCAAAAACGGCAACGGCCCCGGGTGCTGTCCATGCAACTGAAAACCGCTCGCAGGCTGGCGGGGCTCACGCAGCAAGAGCTTGCCGATCGGGCAGGGCTCGATAACACGTTTATCTCAGTGGTGGAGAACGGCAAGCGAGACATTCACGCGGTGGGCTACGCCACGGTCGTGCGCTTATGCCGTGCCCTTGGGGTGGAACCTGAGGAGCTCTTCCCCGTGCCTGATGAACTTGTCACCACGGAGGGCAAGCGATGAAGCTGGCCGCACCCGCGAAGCCTGCCGTGGCTTCCCCGTATCTCACGACGAAGGAAGCCATGGCGTATCTGCGGCTGAATGATCCGGGGGCCCTGTATGACCTGATGAAGGAGCAGGGCCTGCCGTATCTGCGGTGCGGGGGCCGCTATCGGTTTGACGTGCGGGAGCTCGATGCATGGCTCCGCGGCACCACGGCCCTGGAGCTCAGGCGGGCGAAGTAACCCATGGGCAGGCGCTTCGTGGACATGGCGGTCATTCAGCGCCGCATGGCGGGGAAAGACGCACGGCGGAAGCAGGAAACGCTAGCGCGAGAAAGGCAGGCAGCGATGGATCGGTTAGCCCTCGCCCCACCCAAGGAACCCGACGCGGTATCCACGTCCGCGATCCTCCCGTCACCCGAAGTGCTGTCCAGCGTGTTGCTGGGCGGGAATCTGCGGGATCTCTCGCCCAAGCAGCAGGTCAGCTATTACGCGGCGGTGTGTGACTCACTCGGGCTCAATCCCCTCACGAAGCCCTTCGAGTTTATTACCCTCTCCGGCAAGCTCGTGTTGTATGCCACGCGGAACGCGACGGATCAGTTGCGGAAGAACTATCAGATCAGCGTGACGATCACGGCACGGGAGGTGATCGAGGATACCTACGTGGTGACGGCACGAGCCACGCTGCCGAGCGGGCGGGCCGATGAATCGATCGGGGCGGTGCCGATCGCAGGGCTGAAGGGCGAAGCCCGCAGCAACGCGATGATGAAGGCGGAAACGAAAAGCAAGCGACGCGTTACCCTCTCGCTCGTGGGGCTCTCCACCCTGGATGAATCCGAAGTGGACTCGATTCCGCATGCCGTGAAGATCGATCCGCCGCTGTTGGCATCGCAAGATGCACGTGATCCTGCGTCTGGATTGGGAGCTCCAGCGGCAGCGGCGGATCTCAATCAGCAGATTCCAGAGACGTGGAAGCCCTTCGCAAGCGAAAAGCTCACAGGCGTGATCGTGGCGGTGGAAGTCGAAACCCTACCCGGGAAGAAAAGCGGCCGCACTTATACGAAAAGCACCGCGGTGCTGGACTCGGGCGAGAGTGCCGCCACGCTGGACGCGGGCACCGCCGCGCAAGCCACGGCATTCAAGACGGCGGGGGATCGCGTAGTGATCACCGTGCGCCCGCACGACAAGCTCGGGAAGGAAATCGTGGGGATCGCGCTCGATGACGCGTTCTAGAGGGGGCGCCATGGGCAAGCACTTACAGGCGGAACCGCTCGGAGACAAGCCCGAGGATTTCGATCCCTGGGCGGATGAGCTCGGCTGGTTTACCGATGTGGAAGGCACGCAAGCCCTGCTCGGGGTGGTGATGGAGTATGCGCCCACGGAGTGCGTGCGGGCGCTGGCATCCGATCAGCGCTTGTGGGCGTGCCTCATGGCCCGGGGGCGGTTTGCGGATCGCAAGCGGTTTGAACTCGGGGTGCAGATCGGGAAGCTCGTGGGGGTGTAGTGCAGCAACTGGCGTATACGTGGAGCGCAGATCACCCGGAGACACTCACCGTGCGGGAGATCCACGCGATCCGCACCGCCGTCTTCTCGGTGTTCCTGAAAGTCTCGAAGCTGTATGAGCGGATCACCCCGCTGTATGTAGAGTTTGGCTTCACGCCCCCGAGCCCTGGCGTGATGGCGCGGGATCTCTCCGAAAAGATCGAAGTGGCGATCACGCAGCATTGCCCGAGCTTTCAAAAGTCGGGCACGCACCACGATCTGGCACGGCACGGCGCCATGTGGGAAGTGAAGATCTGCCACCACGGGCTCACGATTAATCAATCCGCCACCATCCGCGGGGAGCATTACATCGTGGTGAATTACGCGAAAGCCACGGTGGAGCCCACACGCATTTGGGTGCTGTGGGGGGCTGACGATGCGTGGTTCTCCCCACGGAAGGCGAATACGAATGCCCGACGGCTCCTGCACGAGCGGGCCGATTCCGCCATCCAAATGCTGTATGACGTGAAGGATTAAGGGGGGCGAAAGTCGGCCAAAAAGCCCGTTGAAAGAAAGAAAGAAAGAAAAGAAAGAACCAAAGAAAAGAAAGAAAGAAAGAAAACATTAAAGATGCACACAGACGAAAGGGCATGTGTTCCGTCCTCTCGGCTCCGCCTAAAGGCTCCGCCTAAAGGCTTGTTGGATCAACTAGCAAGGGAGAGATGATGAAAGAGGAAATCGCGAATCGATGAAGAAATTCGAGGCGAAACTCCACGCCTTTCGCACCACCTATCCCGCGTATCGGCGGAAGGGCGGATCCGAAGTCACACAGGCCTTTGCCCGGGCCCTGCGGAAGGTGCCCTATGGCGTGATGCTGCACGCCTTGGAGCAGCACAAGCGATCGGTTCAATGGCAGACCCCGCGCTTTATTCCGGCGATCACGACATGGCTAAACGAAGAGCGATGGATCCAAATTCTCCCCGAACCCCCCGCGGCGAAGGTCAACGTCAAGCGGATGACGCCCTACCAGCACGCCAAGTATCTGGGGCTGAAGTGAAGCCCGATGCCCCACACTGTCCACGCTGTGGGAGTTACCAGTGGACGTATCGCGGCGATCGTCAGTGTTGTCTAGACTGTGGCCGATGACAGTCGGATCCCTCTTCAGCGGGATCGGTGGCTTTGACCTGGGCTTTGCGCGGGCGGGCTTCGAGATCACATGGCAAGTCGAGATCGACGACTACGCGAGCGCGGTGCTCGCCCAACACTGGCCGAACGTGAGGCGCTATCGCGATGTCCGAACTGTTACAGGAACCGACCTTGAATCAGTTGATGTTATTTGCGGAGGCTTTCCCTGTCAGCCGCACTCCCTCGCTGGCCAGCGTGGCGGATCGCACGACGAACGCGATCTGTGGCCCCAGTTCGCCCGAATTATTCGCGAGTCTCGGCCTCGGTGGGTGGTCGCAGAGAACGTGTCAGGGCTTCTATCCTCAGAGGCTGGACGGTTCTTTAGCACCATTCTCGGAGACTTGGCCGCGTGCGGGTATGACGCGGAATGGGACTGCCTACCGGCTGCCGCCTTCGGCGCCCCTCACCGCAGAGATCGAGTCTGGATCGTGGCCTACCCTGGACGCGAGTCCGCACAAGTATCGGTTCCGCGGATCTTCACAGCAGAGCAAGAGCCTCAACGGGATCCATGGTGGGCAGTTGAACCCGCTGTGGGCCGAATGGCTCATGGGATACCCGCTCGGTTGGACAGGCTTACCGGATTGGGCAACGCGATCGTTCCGCAGATCGCGGAATGGATCGCACGGCAGATCAAGACGGCAGAAGGGAACCGATGCGCTATGCGTTGATCGTCGCGGCGTTTCTCAGCAGCGGGTGTGAAATTGATATCGTGAATCCCACCCCCGTGGTGCAAGCGGCCCCGCCCCCAAGCAGTGGCAGCGGTGGCGGCACCACGATCACCAACGTCAATACGAATACAAACACGAATCAAAACGATCGCTCAGACACCGCCCAGCTACCGCCCACCACGCCCCCAGCGGGCACAGGCACGGTGAATGGCGTCCTGCCCTTGCCCACCTATGGCGAGCATGTGACACGCGACATTGCGGGCCAGAATCCCAGCCTCCTCGCGAATAGCTGCCAAGAGCACACGGGCGAATCTGCGTGGCAGTTTCTGGATCTCGTGATCCGCACGCTGCGGGCGCAGGATCAGCGGTGGGGTTACTTGTGCAAAGACGCCCAATGCGTCACCTTCGCTCGCGACATCGTGGCCTATCGGGCGAGCAGTGGGGACACCGGGATCTGGATCGTGGACGTGATCGGCAATCACTGCCCGGGCGCGGGCACGGGCGATGTGCCCACGGTGCGCTGGGGGATCCTGCCCTTTGAACTCGAACGACGGTGGGCGGGATCGCGAGTCGCGGGAGTGTTCCCCTAATGCAGTTGCACTTACCGTGGTTTCCGCCCCTGCCCCCGCGGCTCTATGCGGGGCTGCATCCGTGTGGCACGTGGAACAAGCCGTGCGTGGTGGTGTGTAACGTGTGCGGCTACGAAGAAACCGCCCCTACGTGTTCCGCGGGGCAAGTGCTCGCCTATTGGCATGATGTGGATCACCATTCGTGATGTGGTGCGCTGCTACTTACGGGTGCTGGCCTGTGCATGGCTCTCCCGGGGCTTCGGGCATGGGGATCTCTGCATGAGCGGCGATGAACTGTGGACGGAGTGTAGGCACTGCGGGTGGAGCTCCATGGGGATCTACGTGGACACCCGGAAGGTGCGACTCGCATGGAAGTATGACCGCCAGCGGATGCGGTTTCAGAGGGCGTCCTGATCGCCGTGATGATCTTCCGGCGGGTGGCGATGGCCCTTGGCACCGTGGCGATCGTGTGGGCGCTGTTGAGCCAAGCGTGCCCTACGGATGCGATCACGCCCCAGCATTTCGCTGCCTTCTTTGAGGCGAACCCATGAATCGCGATCGGGAAGTCTGGACCGAATGGTATGAGAAGCGGCTTCAGAAGCCCGAACCTGCGGCCCCGAAGCCGAATAAATACCACGCCACGGTGGTGCATGTGGACGGCTTGCGCTTTGACTCCATGCGGGAAGCGGCCCGCTACAAGGAACTGCAAGTGCTGATTGCCGCGGGCGAGATTACCGACTTGGAGATCCACCCGGGCTTCCCCCTCATGGTGCTGGAGCTCGGGCACGATGGGCCCCCGCTGATCCTGCACACCATCGGCATGTATCACGCCGATTTCAAATATCGCAACGTCCGCACCAACAATGTGATCGTGGAAGATGTGAAAAGCAAACCGACTCGGACAGAAGCCTATAAACTTCGCAAGAAATTCGTCGAAGCCCAACATCAACTCACGATCGTCGAAGTGGCATAACGCCACGAAAGGAACAGCAATGAATTCACGCATGGCGGTGATCACGTTCATGGATGACAGCGGGAGCGGCAGGCCGGATAACACGCTGCCCGGTTCCCCCAACTACCCCTCGCATGGCTTGCCCCCCGGAGCGGTGCAGTTGCCCGTCTATCCCTTCGATCCCACGATGCCCGATCAGGGCTTGCCGCCTGCCCCTGGGCATCCTGATGCAGGCTTGCCCCCGTCACCCGGGCACCCCTCTGGCCAGCCGATTGTGCCCGGGCGGAAGTTTGTCGTGAAGTGGTTCGCGTGTCAGGGGCTGATCCTGGTGCCCGATCACACACTGCCCCCTACGGCGGAACCGAAAGCGTAACCATGCGACTCTTGCTGATCGCCATACTCGCAGTGCTGCTGGTGGCCTGCGGTGTGGCGATCCAAGGGCGCATTGACGTGGGTGAGGATGTGGGCAAGCCGCAAGCACAAACCCCCTGCCCGCAGGAGCAACCCTGAATGGCGATTCATATCTCACGCCCCGTCGTGGATCTCTTACGTGAACGTGGCGTGTTACCGGAACACTGCCGAAATATTACGCTGACCGTGCCCGCGAACGGGGCCATGGTGATCACGTTTGAGATCTTCGTGGCCACCGAGCACTTGGATATTCTGGCGGAAGCCTTCGCGGCAGAAGCCGCACGCTCACGGGAGCAACCCTAATGGCGTTTGACCGTTGGTGGTTAGCAGATCCGACTATCTGGAGACAACTGAGCATGTCCGCGGTGCCGGAACCGACAGATTACGAGATCACGGAAGCGATGCTCATCTACGGTGGTCGCTTCGTGTCTGCCCTGGGTGCATTGTTTCGTTGTGCCGATTCCGAGAATCAGCAGATCTTGAAAGCCGCGTTTCCGCACTATTGGGTGGAGTATCGCGAGCTCTATCTCACTGGCGGGCGAAGGCGGGATCCGTAATGCAGTGGTGTGCGGAGCAAGGGTGTGGGGTGCTCGTGCCGTCCGGGCGCTGTCCCAAACACGTGGACAGATCCCACAGTGTGAAGGGCACCGCAAGACAACGTGGCTATAGTTCACGCTGGGATAGGCTGGCGCATGCCTTCCGCAAACAATACCCACTATGCGGGATGCGACCGCACAATATGGAACCGGTCATGTCACGGTGTCACGAGCACGGGATCCACACTGTGGCCACGTGCGTGGATCACGTGGTGCCCCACCGTGGGGATCTCCACCTGATGTGGGATGAAGATAACTGGCAGTCCTTGTGCTCCGCGTGTCACATGATCAAGACGGCGAAAGGCCAGTGATGTGCCCCTATTGTGGTGAGGAGAAGATGATCGAACGCACCACGATCGGATGGTTCTGTTCCGTGTGCGGGCGATCGTGGGGTGATCCTAGGGAGATGTGGGGGGGTATGGGGAGCTTTTTTCGACTTCCCCAGCCGGAC